AATGGTTCATCACCTTTTGTTGAAATGTATGGTCACAAAATTCAAGTAGATGGTGATTGGAAAACATTTCCATGTTTGAAGCATGAAAAAAATGAGGCTTGCCCATTCTGTGAGGCATATGATATGTTAAAATCAACAGGAAAAGATGATGCAAAAGAATTAGCAAAAAAATATAATGCTAGATTGATGTATGTTGTAAAGGTAATAGATAGAGATGCTGAAGAAGAAGGTGTTAAGTTTTGGCGATTTAATCACGATTATCGTAAAGAAGGTATATACGATAAAATACATGGTGTGTTAAATGCTATTAAAAAAGATGTTACTGACCCGCAAACAGGTCGTGATTTATTAATAACGATTAATAGAAACCAAAGCGGTGCGCCAATAGTATCAGCAGTAGCATCATTAGACCCATCTCCATTATCAACAGATACTGAATTATCAAAAACTTGGTTGGATGATAATAGAAATTGGGAAGATGTTTATTCAGTTAGAACATATGAGTATTTAGAAATCATTGTAAAAGGTGGAATTCCAGTATGGGATAAAGAAGCTAAAAAATTTGTAGATAAAGTTTCTTTGAAAGCTGATACAACTGATGCTTCAGAAGAGGATATAACAATTGGTTTAGAAACTGTTAAATCAACAGTAAAAGCTGCAACGTCAGTACCAGCTGCTGTAACACCAGAGGCTGAAGATGATTTACCGTTCTAATGGAAAGCGAAATATTAAATACAGAACCAGTTATAATTAATTTTTCTGAAATGGAAAAAGTTATCATGAAAATAGAAGATGATAATGTTATATTTGAAATAGTTGCTTTGGGAAAAACATCTATACCTGTTGATAAATTTTTTGATGGGGTTGATGAACTTAGAAAAAGAATTAATAAATAAATTAATAAGAAAAGGTGAGAAATCGCCTTTTTTTATTCGAGAATAACAATATATATAAATTATTAATAATGGCAAAAAAACCAACAAAAACACCGATTGAAAAAAAAGGTTTTGATTTAGACTCCTTTAAGGAATCAGAAGGATTAAATAATATAGTAAAAGATAAAGAATTAGCGTGGATACCGTTGTCTGAAGCATTTCATGATGCAGTAAAGGTTCCAGGAATTGCAATTGGATATTTTACAAGTTTTAGAGGTTTTTCAAACACTGGTAAATCAACAGCTATATATGAAGCAGTTGTTGGGTGTCAAAAATTAGGTATACTTCCAATAATATATGAAACAGAAGGTAATTGGAGTTGGGAACACGCAAAAAATATTGGAATACAATTTGAAGAAGTGGTTGATGAAGAAACGGGTGAAATAACTAACTATAAAGGTGATTTTATTTTTATGCAAGGTTCTGATTTATTGAAACGATATCAGAACTATGACCACCAACATAGTAAGATGGGAACAAAAGCATTAAGGTATGAACCAGTGGTAGAAGATATCTCAACACACATGCATTTTATATTAGATAAACAACAAGAAAAAATGTTACCTAGAAATGTTGCGTTCTTTTGGGATTCAGTTGGTTCTATTAATTGTTTTAAAGGTGCAACATCAAAAACAACTAATAATCAATGGACTGCTGGTGCATTAGCAACATGTTTTAAATCATTAATTAACTATAGAATTCCAGCATCAAGAAGGCAAGATTCTGAATACACAGCAACATTTGCAGTAGTACAACAAATTTGGTTAGACAACGAAAATAAAGTAATAAAACATAAAGGTGGTGAAGCGTTTTTTTATTCACCAAGAATGATTTTCCATTTTGGTGGAATCTTAACACATAGTACTGAAAAAGCAACAGCTGGCGGTGAAGAATATCAATTCGGTGTTTCAACTAGAGTTAGATGTGAAAAGAATCAAGTTAATGGTATTGAACAAAAAGGTGTTATAGCATCAACACCTCACGGTTATTGGAATCCAGATAAAATTGAAGAATACAAAGAACAACACAAAAAATTTATATTAGCTAAGTTAAATACTGAATATGATGATTTTGTAATAGAAACAGAAGCAATTTCTTTAAGTAAAGAAGATACTAGTGCTTAATTTATTAACCATTTTAAGAGTGATACTGTGAATAAACGACCACCACGTAACGGTGAAACAATAGAAAAAAGTATAAATACTCTTTTAGTTGATGGAAATGCTTTGTTTAAATCAGGGTTTTTCGGGGCCAAGGATGAATACAATCAAAATGGTAAACACATAGGTGGTTTATATCAATTCATAACAACACTGCGTAAGATACTAGTAGAAGACCTATATCATAAAGTGTTTGTGTTTTGGGATGGAAATTTTAGTGGTAAACTCAGGTATGAAATATACGAACCATATAAAAGTGGTCGTGGTAAAGATTATAAAAACGGTACACAACCAATAGATGAATCAGAGTTAGAACAACGAAGATTAATTTGGGAGTATTTAAATGAAATGTATATCAGACAATTGAAACACGAAGTAATCGAAGGAGATGACTTCATAGCACATTATTGTCTAACAAAAAAAGAAAATGAAAAAATAACAATCTGTACCAATGATAGAGATATGTCTCAATTGATATCATCAGATGTTAAAATTTATTTTTTAGATTTGAAGGTATATGTTGATTCATCCAATTATTCTTCGTATTTTTGTCATCATCAAGAAAATTCTGTTTTAATAAAAACAATGAGTGGTGATAAGGCTGATAGTATAAAGGGTATAAAAGGTTTGGGTGAAACAACATTATTAACACATTTTCCAGAGTTAAAAGAAAGAAAAGTAGTATTAACTGAAATAATAGATAGCGCAAAACAACAACAACAAGAACGAATTGATAAAAAACAATCACCACTTAAAGTATTAAACAATATAATATATTGTGTTACAGATGGTGTACAAGGTGATAATCTTTATGAAATAAATGAAAAGCTTGTTAATTTGAAAAACCCATTGCTAACAGAGGATGGTATAAAAGAATTAGAACAATTGATTGACGGTACCCTTGACTCATCGGGTAGAGATTTAAGAAATGTTCTTATAATGATGAAACGAGATGGGTTAGACAAAACAATTGGTGAACAAAGATATCCAGAATATCTTTTACCATTTAAAAAATTGATTGATAGAGAGAAAAATATTTATTAACCTTAAAAAAACAAAAATGACAACAGGTAGCACAACAAATCCAGTAAAAAAAATTGAAGAACAAAGATTTGAATTTATTTTGTATATTAATGACCATATAATCTGTCAAAGATATTTCAATATTCGTGATTTTAATGAGGATTCAATTAATTCGTTGGAAATTAAAAATTTAATTGACAATATAGCTGGTATGAACAACGGTTCATGGGGTGATTTGGGAATTATACCTAAACACTTAAAAAACAAAACAATTGATTATCTATGGGATAATTTTAACCCATACTATATTCAACCAGAAGATGGTGTAAAAAATTCTATTGACAAATTGGATAATTTTCAATTTGAAATTAAGGTAGATAAAAATACCGTTGCTAAAACAGAATTTTCTGGTAACAATTTCCCACCAAAAGTTAGATATGCGGTGGATATCAAGGAGATAATACCTTCAATAATGGCCGAAATAAGAGCTTTTTTGAGTCAAAAAAATTATACTAAAGTATCGGCTAATCTAGCACTTTAATATATTTATTATAAAGAAGGTAATTAAAAAAAAAGAGTAAAAACAAAAATGGCAAAAATTGAAAAAAATAGTTTAGGGTACTTAGGTTTTGATTATCAAGTGCGTTTAGTAGCACAAATATTAACAGATAGAAAATTTGCAAATTCAATACTTGATATTGTTGACCCTAATTATTTTGAGGACCCATATTTGAGAATCATCGCAGCAACAATAAAAGATGCAAAACAACAAGATGATGTAATACCTGATATGGGGAGTCTTGAAATTAGATTATTGCAAGATATAACAGATGAATTTCAACGAAAATTTGTTTTAGCACAGGTAAGAAAAATAAAAGAAGCAAATCTAAACGATACGTTATTCATTCAAGATACTGCAATGAAATTTTGTAAGCATCAAGAATTAAAAAAATCATTAAAAGAAATCCAAAGAATTATTGATAGAGATGATGATAATTATGAAGAATGTGAAGTTATTTTAAGAAAAGCATTAGAACACGGTGATAATAAAGATGATGGAATTGATGTGTTTGATAATATAGAAAGTGTTTTAGCTGATGACTTTAGAAAACCAATTAGAACTGGAATAAAGGCATTAGACGAAATAATGGATGGTGGGTTATCAAAAGGTGAATTAGCAGTAATATTAGCACCTTTTGGTGTTGGTAAAACGACTATGATGACAAAGCTTGGTAATACTGCTATGAGTGATGGTAATAAAGTATTACAAATATTTTTTGAAGACAACCCAAAAGTTATTCAAAGAAAACATTTATCATGCTGGTCTAAAATTGATTTAAATAGTTTAAGTTTACACAAAGAAGAGCTTCTTCAAATGTGTGAAAATATGGTTAATGATACTAAAGAAGGCAAAGGTATTCTTAAATTGAAAAAATTTCCTAGTGATGGTACAACAATACCAATGATTAGGCAATACATAAGAAAACTGATTGCTCAAGGCTTTAGACCAGATATTGTATTGTTAGATTATATTGATTGTGTACAACCATCTAAACATCATGATGATGCAAATGTTGGTGAAGGAACAGTTATGAGACAATTTGAAACTATGTTATCAGAATTGGACATAGCTGGATGGACAGCTGTTCAAGGAAATAGAGGGTCAATATCAGCAGCTGTTGTTGGTGCAGAACAAATGGGTGGTTCAATTAAAAAAGGACAAATAGGTCACTTTATTGTGAGTATTGCTAAAACATTAGACCAAAAAGAAAACGGAACAGCAACTATGGCGATATTAAAATCTCGTTTTGGTAAATATGATTTTTGATAACGCAAAAATTCAAATTGAAATGGGTGAAAATAAAGTAGGAAGAACACAAATTGAATATAAAAAAGATGTTGATATTTCAAACCAACAATATGTTAAAGCACTTTTTGATGCAAGGAATTTGAAAAAAGAAATACTTAATGGTCCAACACCTAACTTGGACAACAATATAATAAATAAATAAATAATTAAAAAGTTTGCGATAATGGAAGACACTATGGCTAGTGAAATTAGTACTAAAAAAGAAACAAAAATTTACACAAGAGAAGAAGTAATAACTGCAACATTAAAATATTTTAATGATGATGGATTAGCAGCAGAAGTTTGGACAAATAAATATGCGTTAAAAGATTCTGCTGGAAATTTTTATGAGTTAACACCTGATGATATGCATAAACGGCTGGCAAAAGAGTTTGCCAGAATAGAGTCAAAGTTTGAAAATGGTTTAGTAGAAGAAGAAATATATGAAGTTTTAAAAGATTTTAAATATATTGTTCCACAAGGAAGTCCGATGGCTGGTATAGGAAATGATTATCAAGTAGCCTCATTATCTAATTGTTTTGTTATTGGTAATGATAAGGATTCAGATTCTTATGGTGGAATATTAAAATTAGACCAAGAATTAGTTCAACTTATGAAAAGAAGAGCAGGTGTTGGTTTAGATTTATCTTTTGTTAGACCAAAAGGTTCACCT